TCATTGTCACACAATGGAGTTATAGGTGAAATTATAGAGATACAAAATTTAATTATAGCGCTACCAAAACCACCTAAAGAAGTGTATGTGCACCCAAAGAATAAATGGGTTAAACAAGATTATCCTAAAGAGCTAGAAAGGATTAAGAACATATTCGATTGGAGGAGTTATCCGGAAAACAATAAAGAAAAATGGTACGATTATATAGACGAGGAATTTAAACGTCGAGAAGAGGGCTTCTGGTTTATGAATAACGGTAAACCAACCTGGATAACTGGCACGCACTATATGTATTTGCAATGGAGTAAGATTGATGTTGGAGCTCCGGATTTTAGAGAGGCAAATAGATTGTTTTACATATTCTGGGAAGCTTGTAAAGCAGACAAAAGATGTTATGGCATGTGCTATCTTAAAAATCGTCGTTCTGGATTTTCTTTTATGTCAAGCGCAGAAACAGTTAATTTAGCAACTATATCAAGTGATGCTAGATATGGGATACTTTCTAAAACAGGATCAGATGCTAAGAAGATGTTTACCGACAAAGTAGTTCCAATAAGTATAAACTATCCATTCTTTTTCAAACCGATACAAGATGGTATGGACCGACCAAAATCCGAACTTGCTTATCGTGTTCCTGCTAGTAAGTTTACGAGAAAGAAGATTACGGCAAACGAACAACTTGAAGATATTAAAGGATTAGACACGACAATTGATTGGAAAAATACTGGTGATAATAGTTATGATGGAGAGAAGCTAAATCTATTAGTACATGATGAGAGTGGTAAATGGGAAAGACCTGATAATATATTAAACAACTGGAGAGTTACAAAAACATGTTTACGATTAGGTAGTAGAATAGTTGGTAAATGTATGATGGGCTCGACTTCAAACGCATTAGATAAGGGTGGAGACAATTTTAAAAAACTATATAACGCATCTGATGTTACCAAAAGAAATAGAAATGGCCAAACAAAGTCTGGTTTATACTCTTTGTTTATCCCAATGGAATGGAACTACGAAGGATTTATTGATGAATACGGATATCCAGTATTCGATAATCCAGATCATGATGTATTCGGACCAGATGGCGAATTAATAGATATAGGTATAATAGAACATTGGGACAATGAAGCAGAGGGACTAAAATCTGATCATGATGGTTTAAATGAGTTCTATAGACAATTTCCAAGAACAACAGAACACGCTTTTAGAGATGAAGCTAAGAATTCTATATTCAATTTAGTTAAGATATACGAGCAAATAGATTATAATGAGGGAATAGGAACACAAGGCAATATTAATACTGGTAACTTTCAGTGGGTAAATGGAATAAAAGATACGCAGGTAATATTTTATCCAGATCCAAAAGGTAGGTTTAATATAAGTTGGTTTCCCCCTAGTAATTTACAAAATAAGATAATAAATAAAAATGGTATTAGGTATCCTGGTAATGAACACATAGGTGCTTTTGGATGTGATAGCTACGACATATCAGGCACGGTTGACGGTAAAGGTTCTAATGGTGCTTTACATGGTCTAACCAAATTTAGTATGGAAGACTGTCCACCTAATCATTTTTTTCTAGAATATGTAGCTAGACCACAGACCGCTGAAATATTTTTTGAAGACGTATTGATGGCTTTAGTTTTTTACGGCATGCCGATACTTGCGGAAAACAATAAACCAAGATTATTATATCACTTAAGACGTAGAGGTTACAGAGGTTATAGTATGAATAGACCAGATAGGT